CTCTTTACGTCTTTCGCTTTTCACACCCTATAGATCTTCCGTTGTAAACGGATGCGGTCCGCGATCATGGCGATAAACTCGCTGTTGGTCGGCTTTCCTTTCGTGTTCCTAAAGGTAAATTATGCCCAAAAGATACCCCCGCCTTACGACGGGGGTGTTCTCATTTTTCGAGCTTCCGCATCACGCTGTTGTATACGCGCTCGTTGACGATTTTAAGGCTGTCCATCAGCTCGTCCATGACCTCCCACGCCTTGACGCTGTCCATGCCGCTGACGGCAAGCAAAAATGCGCTGTCGCCAACCGCAGACACAGCCTGTGGCTCGTACACTTCCGGATTGGCACAGAGCCGCTTGTAGATCATAGCGGCATAGAGCGGGGCTAATCGTTCCATCGTTGCATAAGACGTGTCGCGGTTTGCTTCCATGTTGATGATCTCTTTCTCAATCTCGTCAAAGTCGATCATGGGCGTCACCCGCGATACATCGCCTGATAGTCTTTGACCTCTTTCGCTTTCTCGATCTGCTTTCCGTGCAGATAGTCATATACGGCCAGCATCGCGGTAGGCGGCTCGCCGTTCTCCTTGCGGTACTGGGTGATGATGCGCGCGACCTCATCATGCAACAGATTCATGTGCCGCATTTCGTCGGTCGACAGGTCATAAAATGTCTTTGCAAGAGCGCTGTCGGTATCCTTGTACTTCAGCGCGCACTTGGCGTACTTTTCAGCATCTTCGATCTCTTCCTCGATCATCTCGGAGAGTTTTTCAATCAGTTTCATGGGATAACACCTCCAATATTTGGTCTATTTTTTTGTCCTGCGATTCAAGGTGCTTGTGTATCTCCTGCGCCACGCGGTTATTGTCGTTCTGCACTTCCTGCAACCCAAATATTTTTGACTGGTTTTGCAGCTGCAGCACAAACGATAAGACCGTCAGGATATCAAGAAATTCAAGCCATTGCTCGTCCTGTTGCATATCAGATGCGTTGCACGCGCAGGGCGACATTGCTGACGGTCGATGCCGCACCAGTCAGCACCAGCGTGAGCGCAGCGCCGGACGCGCAGCACGCCTGACGAACCAGCGCGGGGAATGCCAGCACGACAGAAGCACCGGCAGCGCCCGCAGCAGAAGCAGTTGCGCCGGGAACGGCAACGCCGTCCTTGTAGAGCGTCGCCGTGACCGTGCCCGCTGCCGTCGGCGCAACGGTGATAGACGCGTCAACGTCGTAGTAGCCTTTGTCGACGATGTTGACGGCATTGCCGTTGAGCGTAATGTCGCAGCCGTAGCGGCGGATCAGACTGCCGAGGGGAATAACGCCATTGACGGCAACCTCAGTCGGCGTCTGCATGGCGGTGTAAAGAGCGGATTTACAAGACATAGTAAAGTCTCCTTTCAAAAAAATAAGGGCGAGGGGATAGCCCTCGCCCATTTACCCGGCCAAAGAGGGCCTACCATATTCTCCACGCGGGGAGAATGGTTTCAGATATTTCCGTTGCAGCAGCCGCTGTTGCAGCCGCAGAAGGGGGAGCTACCGGCGTTGTACGTGTAGCCGCTCGGATAGCGGACGACGCCGCACATACGGTTGTCCATCTCAAGACCGGCGATTTTGTCGCGCAGCGCCTGAATCTCGTTGGCCTGCATCAGCGCGCGAGTGGCTTCGCCCTCGGCGTGGATAGCCGTGGTGATATCGCAGGTCTGACGATCCATCTGTGCGGACAGGTTGGCCGTCGCAAGGCGCTGCTCGCAGCAGCAAGACGCGATCTGGCTCTGGATGCTGTTGCCGGTCTGCATGATGGTGGTGTTGGTGCCTGCCTGCGCAAGCGCAACCTCCTTGCCGAGCTGACCGATGTTGCCCTGCATCTCGTAGCCGAGATTGCAGATGCCGTTGCCGATGTTAGTCAGGCGGTCGTTGATCTGCCCGAACTGCTGGCCAAACAAGATTTCCTGCTGGCTCGCAGCGGTGGCGTACTGGCCAAATTCGCCCTGACGGTTCCAGCCGTTTCCGCCGAAACCAAACATGAACAAGAACAGAACGACGATGAGGAACCAACCGGAGCCCCAGCCGTTACCGTCGTTATCGCGGGTCACTGCCGCGAGATCGCTCAAAGAGTAATTATCTATGGGAAACACTCCTTTCAAAATAATTTATCAATAAACCGTGTCGACCCGGCTTATTTCAAAAGTTGCATAAAGTCCTTTGCCTGCTGTTGGAGCTGCTGAAACTGCTCCTGCGACATTTTCCCTGACGCCAAAAGCTGCTCGATCTCCTGCTGTGCTTTCTGCGGCGTCATGCCCGCTGCGAATTTGCGAAACTCTGCCATCATCGCAAGGGGATTATTCGGTCTTCTGCTTCCGCCGCCCATCAGCATTTGCATCATCGGATTTGGCATTAAGCTTTTCCTCCAATCTCTTTACGCGTTCCTCAAGACTGTTGACGTCAACCGAAGCCGCCGCCTGATACGGCGCGATGCTGTACGGCGTGACCGTTGCATATCCCGCGCCGTCCGTCACTTTGAGCCACACGATTGGGTCGTTCTCGTCCATCAGCAAAACAGAGCTGTTCGGCGCGAGCCTGAGCGCGTCTGCACCGTTTTTCCCATTCACGCGGGTAATTTGACCGCTGTACATCTGCTGCGCTCCTGCGGCGTTCTGCGCGCTTACAGGGGCATAATTGTTGTACCCGTAGCCCATCGGCTGATACGGTGTCTGATAATACGGATAAGGCATATCACTCCGTCCTTTCTTGGCAGGCGTGGAACATCTCGGCAAAGTAGACGTACTGTCTCAGCTCGTCAGGGTCGGGGAACAGCGTCAAAATGTCCATTGCCATCTGCTCGGTAAATCCACAAGCTAAAAGTCGGTCGTACATCGCCGCACCTCCTTTGTTGTTTATATGGTACAAAAAAACGGACACTCAAAAGCGTCCGTAAAGTGTATGAAAAGTGCGTCAAAAACCGTCGAACGATTCTGCTTGCCTTTCCACATGAAACATGATATTTTAATTTTGCAGGGTCTTCCCGGCCCGCTTTTTACACAAAAGAAATTGCCTCACCATTTGGTGGGGCAATTTCTTTTTTCGTGTTGGTCTGATGAAATTTTGTGGTACGCCCGCTGCCGGTATTTTTTCACCGCGTCAACAGACAGGTTGTGCTCCATTGCGACCTGTACGCAGCTTTTCCGCCGCACGTCGCACTCAATGATGCACGCCGCCTCGTCCTCAGGCAGCTCAAAAGATAAAATATATGCAATGGCTCTTTTGGGAGCCATCGATGATAGCTGTGCTCGCATCGCTTTGTGCTGACTGTCCATGCCCGTGTAGGGCTTGCAGAGGCGCTTGCGCGTGGGCTTTCGCCGCCCGCTCCTTCCTGTGCCCGATTAGGACACGTTATTTTGTCGCTCTCTGGATCATCGTCACGACTTCCTGCCGCGTGATAAGTCGCTGCGGAGCGCTGCCGTCCGTGATACCCGCAGCCTTTGCCGCCGCCCAGTCTTTCGCCGCCCACGAAGAGACGGGCTTGGTGCCGAGCTGCGCAAGGTAAGCGTCCATCATCTTGTTAAACGTTGCCTGATCCATGTACTCCTCCATTCCCGGCGGATACTTGCCCGCCAAAATCATGCTCCCTGTGTGTTTGAGGTGGTTGTCCCACTGGAAATGCGGGCGGTCGGGGAATTTCTTCCAGTCGCCCCCCCACGAAAAGCCGACCTGCTTGCCGATTTGCCCGCAGCGGGCAAAGAACGTCGGATCGTCGTATCCGTGCCCCGCGACATCCTTGCAGATGTCAAACGCCAGCCCTGCTTTGACGCTGTGAAAAGTCGGGCGCATCGCGTCTTTGTGGGCGTAGCCCTTGCTCACAAGATAGCGCTGGTAATCGTCGTCGCGCACCGTGTCCGTGACTTTGGCGGGCAAGCCCGCCTGCTTGCACAGGTCCAGAAAGATAAGGCAATTTGCCCGCACGTCCGCGCGCAGATACTTAATATCGCCGCTTTTAAGCATCGCTGTCACCCTTGCTGTCGATCACGTCCTGTGCCTTCTGCGACTGCGTCCCGAAGTAGAACGCGATGATGACCGCATAGATCGTCATGAAGTCCTGCGAGATGTTGCCCGTGACGGCCATGTACGCGAAAACTCCCGTTAGCACCAGCGTCACGATGCTCTTGACGCTCATCAGGTTCGCCAGTCTCTTGTGAATCAGTTCCATGTTATTCGTCCTTTCCTTTGATTTTGATTCCAGCCAGCAGGC